GGCTTGCTTTTCTGACGTTGAATAAACGCCTGTATTTTCGTTTGCGCCAAATAAAACGCAACTGTTTTCTAATATCTTTGCTTCAACAACGGCAAAGAAATAACCTTTTTTATCGACTAAATCTTTGTTAATAACTTCGCTGTAATATTTGTCAAAACTTGCCTTGTAGGGCTTGTCTTCTTCTACATCGCTGTTTAAACATAGCTTAATATTCAAATACCTTAATCCAATTGAATGCTGTTTGATTTGATTATCTTTATAAAGCAAATATGTTTTTTCATCATATTCCTTGCAAACGATTGATCGCATCATTAATGCTTGCGCTTTTACTACATCGGACGTAATGCCAAAATAAGAAACATCAAAGTTTTTTGTATAAAGTTCTGGGTCTTTTCCTACAATATCATCAGTAGAATATCTGTGATTTTTTAAATGGTAGACAATAGATTTGTCGGTAATTGTTTTTTTCCAACTATCTTTAATCATTACATCCATATAGCTATCACAAAACCCTGATAAATTTGCAATTGCATTAACTTCTATTTCGTGCGGCTGCATTGCTTCTCCATCTTCTTTGACCGTTTGAGTTTTGTTAATTGGTAGACAACCCCATTCGTTTAAATCAGATTTAATTGGCATTGAACATTTTTGCTTTATAATTTGAGTTACATTGTCGCGCAAATATTTAAACAATTCCGCTTTTGTGCTTTGACTTGGAATAATTACTCTCATTTTCTAATCGTTTGATTGTTGTCTTTGATACGTTCCTTTTCCTTTTGCATCTTTAAAGCTTCTTGCTTTTGCTGTATTTTCTCAATTTCCTGACGTGTTAATTTCGTTCCCATAGGACAAAGATAATTAAATATTATTATTACTAGGTATTTTTTTTAAACCTTCATAATCAAGGGATGAAAAATTAGTTTCTAACATTGTATTAATTTCGTCTAATTTAACGCCCGCTTTCATTAATTCAAGTAAGGCACTAGCTTTTAACTTTTGATTGTTTATTTGCTCTTTTTCAAAAATCTTCATAAACATCAAATGATTCCAGCTCATTCGTATATCCTGCAAATCAAATTGAGTTTCAAACCAATCTGTTAATTTTTGTGCTTTTGGCTTTTCGCAATATTCAATTAGTCTAGCCATTGCCTTTTCCTGATTTTCATAAGTTGAACCTCTTAGCGATGTTTCTAAAATATCTCTAGGAATATTAAACATTGATCCGAACATAAAATAATCGGCAACAAAACTTTCATCTAACTTTAAAGCACCCATGTTTTCAACAAATCGCTTAATGCCAATCATTGACTTAACCGCGTGAATTGATTTATTGGAAAGCACTTTATTTTCAATGCTTAACTTTTCATCTTCACTCATTGGAATGTTTGAAAAATCAGTTTTTGACGGGTCGGCTTTACCTGCTACCATGAACTTACCCGCTAAAAATAGGTTAATTCCTTTTGCATCCAAAGCGAGTTCCGAATTGTTAATAACTTTATAAAGCGCGTCAATTCGTGAAATTCCTTTTAGTGGGTTTGATTGTCCTGCATTGGTCAAATCATGGAAAAATTCAAGTTCTTTTAATAGAATATCTTTTGATTCGCCATTATCAAACTTGTAACTAATTGAACCCTCTAAAACTTCATTGTAAGATAAATTTGAAAATATGAACTTTTGCAGCTTACGGATTAAAGTATCATTGTAAGTTATGTTTGCTGGATTTAAGAATTGCAAAGAAGTATTGCCAATATTCTTTGAGTTGTTCGGATTGTAAAGCACAGACGTTCCGCAAACATTTAACCACCACTTATAATCCCAGAAAAAAGAAGTCCAAGACTGCATTAAATTTGGCTTTTTTACCAAAGAATACAAAAAGTCTTCCTCAATTAATTTTCCTTCTTCAAATTTATTTACTTTTCCAAGTGAAAAAATATCACAATCTAAAGAAATAACTTTTAACAATGCTGGATTCTCACAAACTTTTTTTAGTTTTTCGCGGTCTGAAATTCTATTGGCTAATCCGCCAAAGCCATTGAATAAGCTATAAAATACATTGCCGTCTTTGTCAACGTCAAAGTTGCGTTTCTGTCTGTTTCCAAAACCAAAGCTAAAATTAAAAGCCATTTAATAAAGTTTTAATATGCAAATATATTAATTTTTTTCGAAATGTCGCCTTAAATATCTTTTAGGATCAATTAAGTCATCAAATGCTTTTACAACTTCATCATCAACAACCCCTAAACGGTCGTTTGCATAAGCGTAATTTCTAAACTCTAAATCAATGCCTTTTGATTCTTCAGTATAAAAAACGTTTGTGTTTTGCAGTAGTGTAATTCCTGCCATAACCGAACCAGCTGGTTTGTCAATTCCATAAGCGTAAATCCACCCGTAAGATTTTAGTAAAAGGATATTGTCTGGTCTTGCCGAATCACAAACCACATAAGCATCTTTTGGAATGCCTAATTTAGTAACAATCCAAATAATTACGCCTCCCATTTGGTTCATAAGCATTGTTTCCATAGGGGTCAATCCTGCAATCAATTCGTTTTCGCTTAAATAGTTTAATTCGTGAGAATACATTGTGTTTGTGTATCGGTCAAATTTACTTTCTAAAATTCCCATTTTGTGATTCTTTCCAAAGTCAATTCCGTAAACGGGTCTCAATGGAATTTTTAAATATTCTGCATAAGTATTTCGGGACCAATTATTAAACACTCTTCCCTCAACCGCTTCTGTCCACCCGCCTAAAACAATTTGATTGTATCTTTTTTCATTTGTTAATAAAAGTTGCTGATAATAGACTTTTATATTATTTGCAATGTATTCTTTTGGCACGTCCAAATAAGAAGTGTGAATGTAACAAACATTGTCTTTAATTCCATTAAATCCAGCTTCAATGTTTTTTCCTGAATAAAAGTGCCTAAATATCCAATGATGAACGCTAGCAGGGTTTAATAACAGAAACGTTAGATTTCTTTTTGCCTTACTTCTGATTGATAAAAATACTTTTTCGTAAGTTTCGTAGTCGGGCAACTCCTCCGCTTCATCAACCACAAATACATTAAATCCCGACAATGATTTTAAGTTTGCCGTTTGTGCTTTTGATCCTGTTTTAATTCCTTTAAAAGCTATTCTATTCGTGCCGTGTTCAATATGAGTGTTTGTTGAAACTACTTTGTTTTCGTATTGCAAAAGTTCTATTTTGTCGTCAACTTCTGGCTTAATTGAATCGACAACTGATGCATTAGTAAATCTAGTGTAAAGTACATTCCAACCTTTTTCTACCAATCCCATCAACGAAAGTAACGCAATAGCAAACGACTTAGCAGACGAACGCCCACCAGTCAATATAACTGTATCAACGTGTGGGTATTTATCGTTTAATAATTGAAAAAGTACTTGGTATTTTTTGGAAAATTTAATCATCGCTTTGCGGGTCTTCCAAAAATATAATTGTTGGCGGTGTGCTGTTGGTTGCTTTGCCTTGTGTAGTTTGGTCAACTCTGTCAGTCCAGCCGTGATTTGATTTTAAGTTCATTATAGCTAGGCTTGGAACTATGTCGCCCTTTTTACCGTGACTAAAACAATTGGATTCGCATTCTTGAATTATTCGTTCGTGAATGTATTTTAATGAAGGGAATTTATTAATTAAATATGGATAAAGCTGTCTGTATTGATTCATATCCCTTGCAACTTCTCCAATAAAATCGTGTTCTTTTTCTTTAACTAAAATAAGCGAATCATTTAGGAATCGTTCGCTTTCGTCAAAATTCCAGGTTTCCGCATTTTTATTTTCTATTGGTGCTGCCATTATTTTTTTTGTAAAAGTTCTTTAATTAAATTTACATCGCTTGATGAAAGATTTGGATTTTGTTTTAAATACTCAATCCCGTTTCTGTCGGCTTGGCCGTAAAGATTAAATAATCGTTTTAAGTTGATTTGCGACAATGTTAACCTTTGCTTGAATATTGGATAACCTTTATACATTTCTGTTTGTTGTATCTCTTCTTTGATGGTATATTCGGTCATAAGTTTTTTATTTACAGCCCCAAAACTGATAATTTTCAGGAATTTCTGATACAATTGCGTCTGTAGTGCAGTCGATTTTAACAGGAGCGTAAAATACATTATAATCGGTTTGACCATCTAATCTAAATATACCCGTGCAATCACATTCGGTCTTTGGTTCATTTGTTGTGCAACCAACTAATGCAATTGCACAAATTAATAATAGTTTTTTCATAATGTTTTAGTTTAAAAAAATTAAATATCCTGCTATTGCAAAGATAGCGATAATAACTATACAAATTGCAGCTATCTTTTCGTGCCGTTTTTCTTCTGCTTTTATTTGATAAATTACACTTGTTTCTTTCTCTAATTTTTTCCAATAATTAAAGCCTTCTGGTTTATAAGACCAATCAAATGCCTGACTTAAATCATCTGTTTTTTTA